ACGAGACCCATGACGCCACCAAGGCCGGACTGCTTGTTCCGTGCTTCGATCGCCGCCGCGTTGTTGAGATACAGTGACGTGGTCACCTCATTGAGGCGATCCTTGATCTTCTTCGATGCCTCTTCGGTCCCCGTGATCGCCTTGGTGCCCTCGTTCCACTGGTCCCAGAGCATATAGCCCGACGCCGCGACAGCAGCCATCGTCAGGATCACCGGACCGCCCAGCAGGTTGACCAGCCCACGCAGACCAGCAGCAGCAGCAAGACCAGCGTTGTTCAGCGTCATCAGCGATGCTGCCGTCGCGGCGAAGCTGAGGCCAGCAGCGCGTGACACGGCGATGGAGGTGGCGACACTGTTGCGGAACGCCAGCATCGAAGTCGCAGCGACGCGAGCATAGCCGCTCAATCCCTGCATCGCCTGCGACGAGGCGATCAGGTTGAACTTCTGGCCGGCCAGCATCGCCGAGAAGCTGGCACCGGCCGTGCGGGCAGCGCCGAGCGCGCCGACAAGCTGGAGCAGCGGCGTGACCATGAAGCGACCGATCTGGAGGGTGGCCGACATGATCATCCACTTACCCATCAGATTGAGCGTGGTGGACAGCGGTCCCTTGATCGAATCCCAATTCTCGAAAAGCCAGTTGAACGCGTTGGACAGGCTATCGACAGCCTTCTTCAAGCCCTCGCCGATCGCGGTGGCGTAGCGGTCGATCGCCGCCGGGTCCATCCGGTCGGTGATGCTACGCAGCAGGTTCGCGAAGGCTTCGTTACCACCGCGTTCGCCGACTGCCTGATAGAACTCGTTGACCTTGTTCTTGAGAACAGTCATCTGGAACGAAGGGCGATCCATCGCCTGTGCCATGGCCGGACCGAAGTCCTGCTTCATGCGGTCAGCGACGTGCTTGAGGACGCCCTGTGCGTCGAGCGCCTTTTTCTTGAGGCCGTCTTCCAGCGTCATCCCCAGCGACTTGGCGTATTCGGCGGCATAGGCCATCGCGCCCGGCAGCTTTTCGTTAAGCTGCTGGTTGAGTTCTTCGGCCGACAGATAGCCCTTGTTCATGACCTGTTGCAGCGCCAGCCACACGTCATTCTGCCCTGCGGTCGTAACACCGAGAACAGCCATGGAGGTCGAGAAGCCTTCGAAGATGTGCTGCGTCTGCGAGACCGTCATGCCGGTCTTGTTCGCGGCGATCGCGACCTTACCGAAGCCTTGGGCAGCAGCCAGCGCGTCCATACCGAACTTGTTGGCGGTCTGGTTGATGTAGCTAAGCTGCGTGTTCGCGAAGGCGGTTTCCTTGTTCATGACGCTCATCTGCGCCTTGAACTGGATTGCCGCGTTCGCGGCCTCGAAGAAGTTACGTCCGACTTCGGCGATCGTCAGCGATCCCAGCAGCGATCGCAGCAAGGAGCCAACTTGGAAGGTAGCCGAGAATGCGTTTTGCAGCCCCATCATCTGGAGCGACGCGCCTTGCGCCTGCGAGCCTACACGGCCGAGTGATCCGCCCAGACCACCGAGGCCCGAGCGGAGTCCGCCAAGGGACTTCCCGGCGTTGGCTGCGGCGTTTGCGATGGCGTGAAGCGCGGTGGCAACCTGCGTCGCGTTCGGCGGCACACGCATGGAAGCGACTGCCGCAACGAAGGATTGCAGGTTACGGATTTGAGCCTGAGTGGGAGCACGGAACGAACCGATCGCGCCGAGGGTCGCGTAGAAGTTGCCCGATCCGCTGAGGTTGTTGAATCGGAACTGACGCATGGCCATCGCCAACGCGTTGAGGTTCGTGATCTGGTTCGCCGACGGCGCACGCAGGCCCTTCATCGCGCCCGAGATGGTGTTGATCCCAGCAGCGGCCGACGAGAGATTCTTGATTCCGGCAAGCGCGTTCAGGCCCGGCGCAGCCTTGAGGCCGGCAGCACCGAACGCAGCGAGATTTTTGGCTTGGGTTTGCGACGGGGCCTTGAACCCGTTCATGGCTTCGGTCAGGCCCTTCAACGACTTGACCGAGCGATAGGCCGCCGACAGGTCGGGTAGGCCGCTCAGGGTCGAGAAGAACTTCTTCGCGTTGGCGCTTTGCGCTTGGCTCGGGGCCTTGAAGCCGACCATAGCCGACGACAAGGCGGACAGCTTCTTAGCTGCGCCCGTGTCGATGTCGATCTTGGAGAATGCCTGAACCGACTTCTTGAAAGCGTTCAGGGCTTGGGGGTTGGAGGACGCCTTGGCGACGCCCTTCATCGTCTTATCGACGTGAGCTTCGAACTGACTCAGGGACTTGAAAATGCCATCGACAGCCGCCCGGTAGTCGCGAAAACCTTTCGCGACCCCGGTGGTGTCAACTACAAACTTCATGCCATGGGTGTCCATGGGTTAGCTCACCTGTTTTCTTGGAGGGGATCGCCGTCCGCCACCGCGAGGCGGGGAGTGGGACGGAGGAGGAGGGGCTGGGGTGGTTTTGTTTTCCCGTTCCGATTTCTCGACGTAAGCCTTCATCCAAGCGGCATCGAGCGCGTCGAGGAGTCGAAGGAGCCGTTCCCGCTCGTTGAGCGTGGTGATGCCTTTCAGTCGGCAGTAGGCTTCGATTTCGATATAGGAGAAGGGGAGGTAGCCTCCCATGCCGGCCACGGGGCGGCGGGCGTTTAGATCGGTGAAGGCTTTCCACACCCAAAAGAGGTGCGGCGAAAGCACTGGTTCGTCCTCAAGGGTCTTGACCCTGATCCCTTTTTCCTCCTGAACCTTCCGCAGCCACTCCGAATTTTTCGAAGTGGTGCGGGAGGACCAGTTCAGGTAGGCGATCAGTTTCCCTCGTCGGCCTCGGCCTTGGCGGCTTCGAAGGCCGCGTCATTGGAGGCCATGCGGATGATCAGGGCGAAGAAGCCTTCCAGCTTCTTGTCGCTGAACAGCGCCTTGGCGTTATCGACGGTGAAGGCGATGTCTTCCTTGCCGCCGCGATCCTTGATGCCGGTCCAGCCCTTGACGATGTGTTCGGCATAGAAGCGGACGTTGAGCGCCTTGTTCTCTTCCTCGGTCAGCTTGCCGCCGGCATTGAGGCGCGGGCTGTAAGGCTCCATCATGCGCTCAAAAGCGCGCCGGGCCTTTTCGCCGCCCATCGGCAGCAGCGTGATCGAAGCCGTGTCGCTCAGCGGGAACGTCTTCGGGGTGTCTTCGAGGTTACGCTCAAATGCTTCGTAAATATCCATGTCGGGTATTCATCCTTGTCGGGGAGGGGTGGGGACGGCCTCCCGACAAGGCCGCCCCCGTTTCGCCAGCGAAAATTGATGTCGGGAAAGCTGGTAAGGCGGAGGTCGGCTCCGCCAATTCGGTGGGGGCGGTCAGCCGCCGGGAAGTTCTTCGGGGAGGTGGTCAGCCACCGGGAACGTCTTCAATGAAGGCGCTCCCGGCATCCTCTCGGAGGATCAGCCGCGCCATTACAGCGCGGTGATCGGGGAGGTGCTGGAGAAGCGATCGATCTGGATCATGCACTTCGTCGCCGCGTCGCGGAACGCGGTGAACTCCATCGTCTCCATGACATCCTGATCGATGCCGGCCGGAGCGATCGGGTCCGAGGAGACCTTGAACGCCGGGATGGTGAAGTAATAGGTGTTGTGATCAATATCGATGATCGGGAAGGCGAGGCTGACAGTCTCGTGGCTGAGGAACTTGTCATACAGCGTGCCGTCGGCGAAGTAGGCTTCGATCGTGCCCGTCAGGTTCAGACGACCTGCCGCGATGCCCACCGGGAACTTGGAACCCACGGCGGTCTGGTTGCGGAGGTTGCCGTCGATCGAGAAGGTGATCGAGCGGATCGCCGTCGCCTGCTCAACGCCATCGACGCTCAGCATACCGACGTTGGCGGTCGCCGAGACGACTTCCGTGGCCGGCGCTTCCAGCGGCGTGTAGTTGACGCCCGTCAGCTTCTCCGTGTTCGCGCGCTTGGTCTCGCGACCTTGCAGCGTGGTGGAGCCGGTGACGATCGAACCCGAGGTCACTTCCAGTCCGACGCTGCCGGTGCGCAGACCGTCAACGGTGAAGAACTGACCAACGTCATGGAAGCCGGTTTCGACCGAAGCCGACTGCGGCGTGATGGCGGCGTTGTTGCTCGGGTTGCGAAGCATCGAACCCTTGATCGTGACGCGCTTGCCGGCTGCGAGCAGCGGGACTTCGCGGTCCACGGTGATCGCGTCGTTGGTGATCGCGAGGATCGTGTAGAAGCCGCCCAAGTCTGCGTTGCCGTCGGCGAAGTTCACGACCGCCAGCGTTGCGTCCACTTCGGTGATCGTGCCGCCGACCTTGTTCAGGTTGGTCAGGGTGATCACAGCGGCTGCGGCCGAGGCGACGATGTTCAGTTCACCGGCGTTGCGGAGGGCGTTGATCGCGGCGGCGAGATTGGCAGCGGTCTCGCTGTCATCCGCGCCCAGCGCGAACACAACGGCGCTCGCCGTGGCGTAGTCGCTGTCGGACTGTGCTTCGAAGGTGAAGGTGTTGCTGCCGTCCGAGATCGTGACCTGCTCGTTGTCGGCAGCAGCCGCGACCGTGATGGTGCCCGCTTCGTAGCCGACGCCTTCGACGAAGATGCGCTGGCCCGAGACAAGCTGCCCGGCGGCGATCGCAGCGGCGAACGCGTTGGTGCCGTTGGAGTCGATCGTGTCCGAGAAGGTGCCGAAGCGGATCGCGGTGCTGTTCAGGATGATCACGTCGTTGGCATCAGCCAGCGTGGTGACAGCCGATCCGGCTTCTGCGACCAGCGACGTGCCGCTGACAACGACGTTGGTCTTGCCGTCGGTGAAGTCCACCGAGGCGATCTGGAGATAGTCGTTGTTCGAGCGAGCCAAGAAGCCGCTCGTCTTGACGCGGCGGCCGACCGTGAAATAGGCCGTATAGTCGCCGCCCGAGATCGTGATGGTGTTGTTGGCCGTGATCGCTACCGTCTTGCCACGGAACACGTCCCACTCCATCGGACGCGACCAAGCGCCCATCAAGGCGCGCTGGAAGTCAAGGTCCGGGGTGCCGGCCGCGAATTCCCATGCGATGTCGCCGCCCGAGGTCGCAGCGGTCTCGATGACCGAGGAGACCATGCGGTCGTCGCGCAGTTCGTCCGAGGTTGCGGTTTCCTTGGTCGCGGTGATCGACGAAGAGGTGAAACGACGAGCGCGCGTGCGGCCGACCTGCGGCGTTTCGCCCCAGAAGTTGTTGTCTTCGATGATCTCGCGGAGCGAGGCGCGATTGGAATCGGCCAGCAGCTTGTTTGCCATGTGGTGTTTACCCTTTGGAGAATGCAGGGGAGCGCGGCCCCGATTCATGAGGGGCGGGACTGTCGCTGTGTTAAGCTAAAATGTCGGTGACATTCGCTCTTGGCACACAGTGATCCCCGATCACCGCACAAGAAGCGGAAATAGAGCGCAATGGTAACTGAAAATGGTTAATATGTCAAGGGAGAATGTCGGTGGATGGCAAATTAGATGCCGATCTGCACCTGCTCGATCGAGTCCCGCTTGAAGGGCACGCGGTAGACGAAGCACTCCCAGCCAGCCTTGGTTTCCGGGGTGTAGTCTTGGATCGAGCCGAACTTGTAGGTCTGGCCGGCGGTGTCGCGCCCCACCTTGAACTGGAACAAGTCCTTGAACGTGTCGCTGGACACGGTTCCGGTCTTCGTGCCCTTCTCCTTTGGAACCCAGACCGTCAACTGGACGAGACCGGCATAGCGCATACGGACCCGGCCGCGCCCCTCGCCTCCGACCACCACGCCCTGCGGAGAGGAGATGATGTGGAACTCGGCGTAGGGCGCGTTGGTGGGGATGTCGAAGGGGAGGTTCGGATAGGCGATCGGGAAGGCATAGTTACCCTCTCCGGTCTTCATCTTGTTGGTCAGATAGACCCGCTCGGCTTCTTTGCTCATTTGAGAATTCCTTGCGCCGCGACGAGAATGTTGAAGTGTTGCGAGGTGATGCCGAACATACCCTGTGGGGATCGCGAACGATAAGGCGGTCCCGGCAGGATGCCAAGCTCCAATCCGACGATGTCCTGTGCGACGTTGGACAGGTAGATCGTAGCGAAGGGGTTGGCTTTCAGGTTGAGCGACTTGAGGCTTTCTGCCGCCGCCGCTTCATTGGCCGGCCGGCGCGGTTCGCTGCCCAGCCGCATACTGTTGGTCGGACCGGTCGGGCCGTTTGCGATCGCCTTGTAGACGGTGCTGTTCGGTGTCCCGGTCGTCCAGATATAGTTGCGGACAGCCTCACCGGTGTTGACAGGGGTGAGCGCCTTGATGTGCTTGTCGATGTCCTCGCACAGGGTTTCGATGTTCTGTGCGAAGCGGGCTTCCAAGGCGTCGATCGAAGCCATGGCCGCCGCCCGCGCCTTGTCTTTACCGATGAGAGGCATGGATCAGGTCCGATAGATGAAGACGGTCCAGACGCCGCCGCCGGGCACGCCGACGACCTTGCGGATGTCCCACTCCTCGCCGTTTGCTCGGATGACCTTGTCGGTATCGACCTGCGGCTCGGATGGGATGAAGGGGCCGGGGATGATGAGCTTGGCGTCGGAGAAGACGACGCCGTGATTCTTCACGTCGTCGAAGCCCGGCTTGGCGACGATGACCACAACGTCTTTCACCTCGTTGTAGATCGTCTCGGTCGTGTCGTCCTCGACGTTGTGTGCGCCTTCGCTGACGAAATACTTGACCGTGATTTCCTCGGACAGGCCGTTGGGCGCAAGGATGTTCTTGAACGCGTTCGAGACCTGCTGTTTGATGAGATCGTTGTAGCCGGCCATGATCAGTGCTTCACGATGCGCTTGGGACCGCCACGGCCCATGGAGACGGAGCCAAGGCCACGCAGGGCGTAGCCGATTTCAGCCGGATATTTCTCAGGCGCGAGGCGGGCGTCGAACTTGAGCGCGATCACGTCAACCTGCAACGAGGTCAGGTTCGATCCGGTGTTCGCGACTTCCGGGTTGCCGGCGATCAGGTGATCGGCGAGCAGCGCGGTCGCGATCTTGACGGCGCGCGGCACGACGGAGTCATCGACCAAGATGTTCTCCTTGTCGCGGATGTGCGACCGGGGCCACGCGAGGCCGGAGGTCTCGTGCGTC